CTTGTCCTTGATCTGTTCTTCAACGATCTGGGACTGATAACGCGGAGACTGTGTAGCCTCAATATACATACGCACTGCCATGTCAACGATCTCCTTCTGCTGGAAGGGACCAAGCTCACAATCAATCGCCACATCGTCGCTCTGCGGCTCAACATACTTGATCGCTCTGGGATACCTCAGATACTCAATCTTCATCTTATACGGGGTAGAATCGGTCTCTGTAACAAACTCGATAAACTCCCCAACAAGACGATAATAGGGTTTCTCATCGGTAGGAAAGCGATAAGGATTCTGGTAGATATCCGCTCTCTGATCGGCTCTCATAAGCTGAGCCCTGATCCAGTTAGATATTCCATCCGGGAAGATCTCATTATCCTTGTATGTCATCTTAAAGAGGACGTTCAACAGACGAAAATACTTCGGATTAGGATAGCCGTTAGGAACAAGAAACCGATAGTCAATGGGTGCCATAAAATCAGGCAGATTACCAGCAGCAGCTGTTAGCAGGGCATTTGAAGCTCCCCACACATCAGCATAGAGCGTCACTTCAGCAGTCCTGAAATCAGCAACAGCAGCCAACATGAGCGTTCCTGTCAATATGGCCGAACCAGTATAGGTATGGAAAATAGTGCTAGGAACACCGGATGCCGTTACCGTAACCTTAGAGATAATCGGATACTCCAATTCGGAATAACTAATGACAACATAAAAAATGTCGCCAGTAGCTACATCGTTTACCTCTCCGGTTACAATATCTACTTCCGCGGTTGTCTTTGCACCAGCATTACCTTCATCAGGGATAAAAGCAAGTCCTGAAATATTGAAGTACCGCTCCGGCTCTACCAGGATGATTCCTGTATTGTCCGACATGATACGAACAGAAATATTTCCAGAAGGTGTCCTAGATCCATTAGTATTGATCTCCCTTTCTGTCCGAAGACGGAAAAGATCATCAATACGTTTCTGATCCAGGTCAAATTGCCTTGATCGCTCGGTCATCCAGTCTTCCTGCGCCTTATTGATCCAGTAATTAAATTTTTCGGCAGGCACGCCTTCCGCATCTTCCTTTTGGATTCCATGCAGGAAAGCCACCATCATTTCACGAGCTGTAGTTATCATAATATTACCCTTTCTTTTCTAAGAGTCGTTTCCCCAAAGAACCAACATGACTGCTATTCTTAGGATTGACCACATAAGAAATGGCTTCGTCAAGAGTACCAATGTAGGTCTCACCATCATAGTAACGCCCCTGCTTGGACTGAATGATAGCATAATGCGCCAACTCCAATACGAAGACACGGTTCTCTACCTTGCCCTCATAAAAAGTCATGATCTCCTTAGGACGCAATTCTGCCTCACGAAGAGCCCTTGCCATTAGTGCATTATGGGAGAGATTGCGAATATCAATCCCGCCCAGATAAACACATAAGGAACGCAACCGTTGAGGATCAGCCTCATCGAAAATCTTTTTCTTAGCTTCAAACTGCTGTGTCTCTATCGCAATATCATCGTTTGCCTCCATCTCTACGTCAAGGATAAAAAACAGATGTTTCTTAGGATCTACACTTCGCTTATTCTTGGCAACAAGATCATCATTGACCATGCACAAACAGTAGATACCATAATCCTCGTTGTTCTTAAGGTTCAAACGCTGACGATGGCTAATAGGTACAACCAGTTCTTCCACCTGAAGCCCTTTCTCAGGATCTTCACTTACACCAAGAGCCTTAAGGATCTTCCCCTTATCAGCCGGACCGAGATCTTCTATACCCATCAGATAAGTTCTATCACTAGAACGATAAACCGGGGATATGTAAGCGGTCCTTGTCTTATACTTGGAGTTGACAGCTAAAAGCTGAACAGTTCTCTCTCTATTCTCTTTGCTCATTCTTTAGTTTTTAAACTCGATTATGATAATCTTACAAGTTTCGACATCTCGGCTACACCATACATATTAACACATTTGATGCCGGTCTCGGAAAGAACGTGAGTATGACTACCGTCAACAGAGGTCTTCATTTCTCCGCCTTTGTCAATACCGGAAACAGTACCCATCAGGAAGGAACGGTTGCCCAGAGTGATCAGTTCAACGTTATTGGTTCCAACATCAGCCTTGCCCAGGGAGACAAAGATGGCACGACCAGATTCAGCCCAACTACCATCCCTGGTGGTCAGGTGCGGACGCTCTGGATTATCGAACCACTTATGCCATACCGGATAGATCCTGACATTGTTCCATTCGTAGAAGGAATAGGTATGGTTGACACCCTTGCCTGAGCCTGAGCCTTCAATGATGGCATCGCTCTGTGCAATAAGGCCAATCTTACCCATCAGTTTTGTGAAGTCCTGCATCCAGCGCTGTCCTGCAATAACGGCAACCTCAAGCTTACCATCGGCCGAAGCCATGATCTGCAGGTTACCCATGACGTTCTGAAGAACATTCTCGGTCAGCTTATTGTACGGGAACTTCAATGATCCGTCTCCCATGTTCAGAAGACCATCACCTGACATGATCTCACGACCTTTCATATCTTTCAGATAGACCGTGTCGTTCTCACCAACGGTGCCCTGACCGAACAGAAGCTGAAACTCCCTGGCCTCAGCCCAACGCTCCAGCATCTGCTGTTCAGCGTAGGTTGACCACAGGAATTCACCATTGTGCTCGATCCAGATCTTACGGGTAGTCATGGCAGCGGCAGTACCGGAAATGCTCCACTTCATCCTCTGAAGGGTCATATAGGAGTAAGCCCAATTATCGAAGGTATACTTCTCATAACCGGTCTCCGACATTTCGTAGAAATTGGTCATAACAAAGCCAACTTCCATTCCGGCAGCCAAGAGGTTAGGATCAATGTATGTTGCACTTGATTTAGCGTTCAGACGAACATAATACCTGAATGAACCATCATCGTTCTGACGAGCAAGCTGGTCATCAATGATGGTCACAAGGGTACGGTTGTCTGCCAATTCAAGAACATCGTAAGGGGAAAACCAGTCAGTGTCGATATCCAGGGAGATAGTCTCTCCTGCAATACCTGGGGTTGTGGTATTAGTACAACTGTAGGCAATGATGACACCTTTTCTGCGAGTGATACCCTTAACCGGCCACATGACCTTGCGGTTACCGACAACACGATAACTCTCATTGGTCAGCCCTGCATAAAGGCCACGCGAAGTGAGCCCTTTATTAGCCAGCAGGGAAGAGAAGGCCGTATATTCGTTTTTCCAGAGAGTAGCGATCTGTGGCATAATCTCCGGCTCAGCGATAGCAGCCGTAAGTAAATGGTTGGACATTACGGTTTCATTGGCGAATCCCCGTATCGTCCCTGGTTCAACAATTCTCATGATATTTTATTTTTATTGTTGAGGTTCTTTCAGACGTGAGTAGTCTGGTTTGTTGGGACCTGGCGTTCCGGTTGCTTTTCCCGGGCCCGCTGTTGGGGTTGCTCTTAACTTCTTCCACATCTCGGCTTTGGTCCCCTCCTTGGCATTGAACAATGCCTCTTTCATCTTAGAGTTGCCGTTCAGAACAAAATAAGCGAAACTCCAGAGGTCAAGGTTGCTTTGCAAGAGACCCATAAGTGGCATTTCGCCTTTTTCATCCCGTCGAGCCAGTTCTGAAAACGTCCTGTTAAACGATTCCTTCTCTGCTTCGCTGATAGGAATGCCGTAAATTTCATTAAGATTTTTCGTTTCTGCAAATAATTTATCCAATTCTGCCTGAGTTTGTTCATTTGCTTTCTGTATAACCTCTGTCTGTCGCTGCTGAACCTGCTGTACATATTGCTGTTGTTCACTATCCATCTTCTGACGAAGATCTCTCTTCATCCTCAGCTCTTCAGCTTTTACACGACCAGCATTCTCGAATTCCTGGATAAGCTCATTAATATCATCTTCGGTAGCATCAGGATACTCTAATGGTAAGGCTTTGGCAAGAAAATCTTTTCCACTAAGGGAAAGAGTGTTTTGCCTTGAGTTGATCGCACCTACCCAATCCTCAAACTTAAACTCAGGATCAGATAAACGATTGTTCAGATCAAGAGCCATAGGATGCAACTGCACTTCCGCTGGCTTGACACTTTCAATGGTCTTAGAAATAATTTCCAGCTCATTATCGGGCGTTAAATCTTCTGGTGGCTCAATACCCAACTTCTCCTTAAAAACGTTCCATATGGGACTAGGAGTGAATTCTGCGTGGTCTGGAACAATAGGTTCAACCTTGGGTTCTATGACGGGCTCAATAATAGGAGCCTGGGTCCCATTTGGATCATCTCCGGTGCGCTAAAAGCACTGGTTACTTTCTTCATTAACTCTTCTTGTTCTGGCATGACTTTAGTTTTTAGTGTTCATCTTTTTTACTTTCATCTCTTCTATATCTAGCTTCCTTGCTCCTAACAAAGTATCTACCTGCTGCGTCAAAGCACTTAACCTGTTCTTGAAATCATCACTGACAATCTTGTTCTGCACATCAGCTGCCTTAATCTCAATCTCTCTCTGCTTATTCAGGTTCTCCGATTCCCTTTGCTTAGCCTCCATCTCCTGGGTAGCCATCTGCTGTGCTGCCGAGAACTGCATCTCCCTCTCCTTCATCTGCATTTCCAACTGCTTGAGCTGTGCCTGCATCTCATCATTGAGCTTCTTATACTCCAGATCCATCTCTTTTAAAGCCTGCTCTTTTTGCATCTCAGCCTGCTCCGCGTTCTGCTGCGCCATCATCATCTGCTCAGACATCTTCTTAGAGGCGAACTCCAGGGTCTGCTCTATCTCCTTCAGCGTATTGCCCTGGTATACCTTGATCAGATCAGCAAGGGCTATCTGACCAGACATCCTCTCATTAGTAGCCAACCGCTTGAAATCTTCTATCAGATCCAGCTCATGAACAGTATTGGTTACAATGATATCATATTTACGATGATCAAAGAGATTCTTAGGTATGGCAAAATCTTCGCTGGTAAGATCACCACTGACAAAGCTGATCACATCATCAATGACACCTTGCTCCCTGGCACAATTCATGAACCGTGTCAATGCCTTGCCCAAGATATCGAAGTGCTTGAAGAAATGTATCTCGTTAATGATCGTGCTCTGGTCAATGCTCATCTTATTGGTGCCTACCTGATCGGTGCTGACGGTCTGCCCTAAAGCCTGACGCGGAATACCTATGATCTGCCCGGCCATCTCATCTATGCCTCTAGCCATCTCAAGGATATACATCACACTCTGGCTAAGGCTGTCATCATATTGCGTAAACTGATTGAAGGTCGGGAACCGCTGAAACTTCTTCTTCATCGTATCGATCCAGGCAACACCCATCTTACGGTTATAGACCCATTCGGCCGGAGACATATCATCCGGACGCTGTGCCTTGTCCATGACTATACCCTTGACACCGGAGAGCACGGTAAGCAGTTCAGCCTGATACATTAATATATTGTATAGATCCTGCAGATCCTTTGTCGACCAGATATAACTGTACGGCTCATCGCTTATGTCACCATAGGTAAATCCGATGATAGGCAACTGTGTCTTATAGGTATCCACATCATAAACCTGGTTCTTTCGCGGTCCAGCGTTCACAATGATGCCATCCCTGGAAGTACCGATAAGCACACCTTCATAAATATCATCAAGATACCTGATCTGTAAACTCTCCCCTTTCTCAACATTAAGGTTCAGTATCTCTCCTTCTTCAATGATATGCGTGAAATGCTTTCCTGGAACGTGCGGATTAGGTGTCAGCTTACGAATGAATTTCCTTGGACTCCTCCAATAAACATAGGTCACATCTACTAGTTTGTCAATAGAGCTACCTGAATAGTTCATCCTGGTCTCATCCATGCTCAGTACAGCGGCATGATTGAAATTGGTCTTCAAGGATACATCCCGGGTAAAAGATTGATAGTTCTTCAGACGTTGTATCTCTTCTTTCTTTAGCATGTGACCAAAACGGCGAAGTAGACCAGCAAGTATAGAGCGGAGATATGTCTTCAAAGATCGGGTATTTCTCCCCTTCGCAAGGATCAACAAAATACAGAGGTTTGCCTGTGACTAGTTGGTTTCGATAAACCTTGACACTCTTGCTGAGAATATCCCTTTCCTGTATAGCCTTCTTGAGATATTTCTGTGCAGAGAGTTCGTTGATATCTTTAAACTTGTACTTAAAGAAATGGTTGATATTCTCTTCGTCCTGCTCGGTCAACAACACAATATTCTCTTTCTTCGTGCGGATCTCAACCATCATCTTCATCAGATCATCCTTGACAGCTAACAGTTGTGATTGCATCTGTGCTTCCTCTTCCGATTGTGGCGGAGTAGCAAGGATCTGTTTTATCTCCTGCATCTTCTGGTTGATCTCAGCTATAGCATCCAGCTCGGGCTCCTTGATAGCTTTTACCCGTTGGGCAAAAAGATCCAGGTAACGCCTCATCTTCTTATCATAGCGCTCCTTTTGGCTCTTCTCATCACTAGCTATTGTAGCATAGTTCAGCGGCCTGGTCGTCAGCTTGGATATCTGCAGGTCAACCTTGGGCCGTATAATAGGAAAGAAACGCACCTTAGCAGGATAGACATAGTCCCCTGCCTTAGTCAGATAATCAAAGTCAGCATCGGTCTTTAGGCCGTTATAGTACATATAACATACCTTATCTCGTATCCGGGCTCTTAGTTCAGAGAGAGCAGCTACAGCAATCGTTGATGTGATATGTTCAGCCCACTCCTTTGTCCGCTCACTGAGTTCCGGTGATAAATTGAATTCCATCTAGTTTTTCATAAATTCTATTCGTCCATTAACTGCCTTGTACCCCCAGAACGGCTGTGTCTTGATAACAGTCTCCTCTTCTTCCTCTTGGTACTCCATCTCGTTAACCTGTACCATGCATAAAGATGAAGCTATGGTTAGGTCACAGTTATAGTTTTGATCAACCTTATAGTTGATGAATGCTTTTATCAGGTCTAAGTCTAACATGCGGTCTATCTCGCCTGTCTCTCGTAATTGCTGCTTGAGTATCCTTATCCATTCTTTCTTTGTCGAAGGGTCAATGCCGTATTGATTGTTCACCTGAGAGTTCATCACCCACCTGGATATTGCCAGATCGGGTCTCATGCATAATAGAAACTCCAGGTTAGCTCTCTTATACCAGTCAAATATAAGGATGTTTGACCATTCGATCAGGTTATGCGAATTATAGTAATAGGTCAGCTTAGCCGTGTTCTCATAGAAATCATAGGCGTTCTCTTCTCTCATGTAAGCTTTGGCACAGAAAAAGTTGTGGCTCTCGCTAGCAGCATAGAATCCCTTGCGTACTACACAGGCACCCTTAGAGGTAGAAGTCTTGGCCTCATTCTTATCGTAAGAGTCCGTTCCGGTAAAATAAAGGTTCTCTGGCACCATCCCTTCACCATTGACAGGATAATCTCCTCTCTCATCTTTCAGCACGTTACCATCACCATCGATTAGTAGCGGATGCTCAAAGATATCTATTGATCCGTTCTCATCAGGTACCCATTCAATGCCTACAATGGTATTGTCTATCTTCATCCATTCAAGCCTACCAGATTCTTTTCTCTGAAGCTCCTTATGGTTCATGATGTCAGCCCTGCGCTTATTAAGCAGCGAGGCTATCCCCTTGCCAAAATAACCGCCTGTAGGAAGCATGAAAGCATCTGACGGCTTACGCGGCATGGTAACACAAAACTCCTGCAGGGAATCGGTGCCTTCCTTTGTCACTCTTATCTCATCGAGTTCCTTGATAGCCTCTTCTTTCAGGTCATTACCATCGGCATCGATCTTATAGTACCGCCAGTCAGGAATGAAATAACAGCACCGTTGACTACCCTCTGCCACATCTTCATCAAACTCTGAAAGATCAAAGGATATACAGTCAAAATCATCTGGATTGTAAAACACTTTCTCTAGTTCGGATACCCCTGATAATGCACTATCTACCTCACCACCGGTGCCTGTGAATATAGCCATGCCGGTCTTTATCCCTTCAGAATAGAGAGATGGCTCGACAAAACGATAAGTGGCTATACCATTAGGGAAGATACCAAACTCTTCAAAGATGATCAGTGAAGGACTCCTGGATGAAACAATCTGTGGATTGCCCTTAGCTGTGAAAGCATATATCTCAGATAAGAAACCTTTAGTAACCTTCGTCTTATGCCCGTTATTGTCAAGCATAGTAACAGTGTAGGATGCCTTGCAATAATCGGATGAATCAGGAAAACGGTTCTTATAGTATTCGGTCTCATAGAGGTTATTTAAGCCCCTTTTAGTGTCGTTGTAAAGCTTTTGAGTATAAGTGTCCAACCCTGATACATACACGGTCTGTGAGCCAGGATAGAAAGTAAATTCCTTGCCTCCTAATGAAGCATGAAACTCGGTGGCACCGATCTGCCTGCGCTTAAGCATGCACATATTCTTGCCCAGATTACGGGCTCTCTCCAGGTGATGAGCATACTCATATTGCATCTCCAGAAAGCGGGGATAGATGATCGCCTTACGATTAGTACGATGATCTACCCCCCTGACCTTCCAGAAATTCAGGAACCAATAGTGGTCTCCTGTAATGCGTACATCACCCACACTATACCCATCCATGATATAGCGGTAGTTCTCCTTATAGAAGGACTCATAGTAAATGCTGTCCTCCGGCGGAAGACCCTCCCTGGCAACGGGAGAGAATAGGATCGTATTGATCAGTTTACCCGGCAAGCTGTTTCCTTCTTTCCAGCAGGAAGATAAGCAGGCTGATAACAAAGTTCAGCAGTGATCCGAAAAGCCTTGCCTCTTTTGCATCATCAAGCCACGGCACGTTAATAGCTAATACCATCAGTTCGGTGATCTTAACCTCTGCAGCTTCGATATCAGAATCGAAGATAATAGCATCAATACTCTCGCGGATGTTCGTCTTGTAAGGATCAGGGATCAGATCACCAAACTGGTTATCCAGCAGGTTCAGGGCATTATAGAAAAGATGATAGTCCATCTTCTCCATAAACGGGTTCTTAAACTCAAACTTGTCGTCTGCGAACAGGGCAACCTCTCTAGTCGCTCTCTGGCTCAGAAATCCTCTTTCGTTCATCTTTCTTCTTTTTAATATAACATTTAACGGTTTCATATACTGATGTAACAACAGGCAATATCCAGTCACTATTGCGATAAACCCATAGCCCGGCTTTCTTAATAGCCTCCCAGGGTATCCTTATAACTTCCTTTGCAGTCATTCCTTAATGATCGTCAAAATACATTCGTCAGGCAAGATACTTAGTATATCTTCCAGTGCTGCTCTGGACTGACTGACATCGATCAGACCATCACGGTCCAGGTCACGTATCACCAATCCCGGAGCACCACAACCAAGCAGATCCCTGACATAATTAGCTATATGCCACTTGATGCCACTACGATTATAGACATTCATCACTTCCAGGTGATCATGTCCTATCCTGGAACCATTCTCTCCGGCTCTGCGTTTCTTCAGGGGATAGACTCCAAGCGGTATGCATGATTCCATCTTACGGTTATTCAGCCAGGGCCGCTCGATCAGGTAACAGGTATACAGCGTCTGGTCATCATTTAAGATGTGCACCAGTGAGATGATCTGCTTATCTCTGCTCTTTGGGTTGTCCAGCCGTACTTGTAATACGCGTATCATACGAAGAATCTTACCAGTTCAAAAGCTAATGTGATGACAAAAGCTACAGCTGCCACTATAATAGCAACTTTCTGCTTGATCAGTGCTACAGATTTGGCGATCTTTTCTATCCGGCCATCTTGTCCTGCCTTATAGCTTGTTAAGTCTTTAGTCAAGGTATCACTAAACTCATTCAGGCTCTTGGCTAGTGCATTAGAGATGTTATTGGTGCGTTGTTCTTGCTCCAATCGTATCTTATGCAGATTATCAAGCGTCTCCATCCG